CAGAGGTATGCGTATCGGGCGTCTTGCTTGCGCGTCAGCAGTGCAGACAGGATCAGGTCAGCGACGCAAGCAACCGTCTTGCCTGCGCGACGATGGCACACCATCACGGCCCATCGGTTAGGCCGGTTGTGAAACTCTACAAACGGGCCTCGCGGGCTATAACCGTTGATGCCTAGTTGCGTTCGGCTATCGTCGGCTTGAGCCAAGGTGCCAGCACCTCAAATTGGACTGGCCCGCCTCCGTCGCCCGTCAGCTCAATAGAAGACAGGTCGGGCAGGCTTTTCTTTAGCAGAACCTCAATTGCCTTGATGCGGCTTTGTGACAGTTCTTCCGTTTTGCCAAGTGCGTGATTCTGCAAAACGTTTATCAACTGACTTGCTTGTATCTTGGCGCGCACCTCGTCTTGGTGCGGCTTGCGAATTCGTGCGGCCATTGGGATCACCTTCCCGGGTTGCCGGTCTGGCAAATGAAAACGGCCGGCACCCCTAGAGGTCCGGCCGATGAATGTTCCGTTCTGTCGTCACTTATCGTAATTTGCCTACGATTCGCAACACCAAAGCAAAACGGCCCGCGATCCGAAGATTGCGAGCCGTTTCTTTAGGGCGCAGTGTCCCGACCGAAAGTCTAGACTGTTTTTTGCGCGGCCGCAATAACCTTGCGCGCCGCTTCCTTGACCGCCTTGTGCTGGTCGGGCTTGGCAAATATCCCGCGCACCTCCGTTAGCCCCTGCCGTTTGAGGTCAGCGCGGAATGCGCGCTGCCTCTCTGCTGTGGTCTTGGCGGTCATCACGCGATTTTTAGCGAGTGCTTCATCGCGCTGTGCGCTATTTGGTAAATTTCTTCTTCTGTAGCCGAAGGGTTTTGCGTGCGAGCTGCGTCGATAATTACATTCCAAGCATTCATCATTTCAACGAGGTCTTTTGCTAACTGGCTCATTTTCTGCTCTCCTTCGGTTGGTGTGATGTAACTATAGCCAACCGTTACGCGTAACGCAAGCACTATCTGCAATTATTTTTCAAACGACGCCTTTCATCCTCGCAATCCGTTCGAACTCATCCATCGCACCCGGCAGTATCTCCGCAGCCGGCGTGCGGAACCGGAACACATCCGCTACACCGTAGGCGTGCATGATCGCTGCTGCGTGTATGGGCTGGCAGTCATTCACCGCTGCATCAACAAGCACGCACATGTGTGAATCGCTTTCCTCGCACATGTTGTCGAAAGCCTCGTCTGCGTGTGCGCCGCCAGAACTGAATCCGCATGCCTTGTCCGGGTATCCGCGCCCGTATCGCTCGCCCTGCTGCCAGTGTGCCCACAGTCGCAGCCATGCGTCCGCCCATTCGTGTCCGCGTGCGCTCATCGTTTCGCCTTCCCGTTTATCAGGTCGCCAATCTGCCGGACGTACTCTTGCTGATCCCATGACAGCCGCTCGTCATCGACATGCACGACTAGCCAGCCGTCCTGCCATGCCTCGCGCTTGATGCGCTCTACGTCTGGCGTGATCGGTATCAGCCGGCCTAGTGCGCAGCGCGGGCGGGTCATTCCCTCACCTCAATCCGTCCCGCGCACGAGTACCCGCCACGATGCGCGCCTGTGAATTTCGCTTGCTCCACCACCCACGTAATGCGCGGGTCTCCGTCGTCGATGCCTAGCGCGTCTGCAATCCCGTCCCGGACGTGTTTCGCTGATCCCGTCAGGTTGTCGCTGTCCAGCTTGCCGGGCGCGATCCGGGTAATCGTCACCCTCAAGGGTGCGCCGCCCAAAATGAACTCGCCCATATGCGAGTAGCGCACCTTTTGCTCCGTCCAGAATTTCGCCGCCGATCGATTCTTCTTTGCGCGCGCGGCTTTCTTCGCCCAATGCTCGCGCATATTCGATTCGCTCACGAGTCGCACGGGCACCTCATATTCGACCGGCTCAATCACTCGCTGCCCCTCAGAAGCTGGTCGAGCATGTACCGCAAGCCGGACGCAGCCTCGCGCGAGCGGAGGTCAAGCTGCACCCTGTGAATGTCGTTGCACTCCCACTCTAAGGAAGCCCAATCGACGCCCGATCTTTTGCTGATACTGAACTTGTCCGATCCATCCGTGAACGATATTCGCGGCAGGCTCTTGTTCCAATAATCTGAATCAGATGTATTCAATCTTCGCGCTCCCAAAAGTCAGCCGGCGTCTTTGCATAGCTGATGTTGATCTTCTCGTTACATAGGGCGCAGAGCAGGTGATACGTCGTGATCGTGAATCCGTGGTCTGCGGCCTTGAGTGTTTCATCGCGATCAACGATGAGATAGCGGGCCGGGTGCTTGCACTTAAACGGCCACATCACTCGTCACCCCTATACGCATCCGGGCACAGCTTGCGAACCCTGCGTTCTGCTGTCTCGATGATTGCTGCGCGCTCGGTCGGGGTGCGGCGTAGCTCCCCTAGACGGCGGTGTGCATCGCGTAGCGTCATCTGTGCGTCAGCCGGTAGCAGGTTGTGCATCCATTCAGGCGGTAGGTAGCTCATCCGTAAATTGCCTCCAAGGTTTCAGCGACCAGTTCAAGCTCAGTCGTTTTGTACGTGCGCTCAAACGCCCGTGTGCCCATGCCATGAATCCCAGAACCACCCCTATGGTGCTCAGGACACAGCCCCATCGTCATCCAGTCGCTGTTACGCTGCGCAGCCCCTACGCCATCTCTCGCGTGATGTACTTCGGCAGGCGTATTACCGAGCCCGAGACGCTTGCAGATGACGCAGCCGGCCTCTGCAACCCGTCCCATGTGGCGTTTGCTTGCCGCGCTCATGCCGCCACCTCGTCGCCAAACTTGACGCCACGCTGCGCGCCGAATGCAGAGATAATCTCCATCAGGTCCGACAGTTCGCCCTTCGTCATCTTCGATGTCCGCGCACCGAGAACCACGAACCCGCCATCCAGACCGGGCACGGCTTTCTGCTTCTTCAGCGACGACGTGAAAATGTCCTTCCAGTTCTCAGGCGTGAGCGTTTCGCCATACCACTGCACCTGTTCTGCGATGTCCGTAAGCTGTGCCCACATGCGGCTGTTCTGCTCCAGCGTGCGGGTCGGCTCTCTCAATTGGAAAACGTAGCCGTCAGGCGCTTGGCTGATGTAGCGCATGGCCGCTGTTCGCGCTGCTGTGCCGGTCAGAACGAGAGTTTTCATGCCGGCAGCCTGTACAGGCTCTTGCGTCCGATGCGCTCAACCTCGACACCGGGTGTCGTGCGCAAAATGTGATGCACGTATTTGAGCGACATCTGCAAATCCGATGCGATCAGGATTGCTGAGCATTTCCCCGTGCGCAGCATATTTTCGACATCCGCCCGTCGGTTTGTGACCTGCTCCGGCGCGTAATTTCCGGAGCGGATCAACCGGCAATGCACATATGATTTCGTGCGCCCGATGACCTTCCCGATCTGCACCAGCGAGTAGCCCTGCTTGTGCATCGTCACCATCTGCTCAAGCTCTTCTGCTGTACTCAATCCGGGCATCGGCTCGAGTTTGAGTAGTTCAATCTCGCTCGGAGGCGGGGCCGGTGCCCGAGACATCATCTGCATTCCGATTTGCCAGTCGTTCATTCCATACCCTCGTCAATTCCGCTTTCATCCGATCCGCTGCCGCCTTGTCCCTGTGCTTTTCGATTAGCTCCAGGTATGCGGCGCGGCGCTCTCTGCTCGGCATGCGCATCACCATGTTTAGCTCGCACTGGCGCATGTAGTCCGCTGTGTATGTCTCGCGCCCCTTGCAGTTCGAGCATGTGCATTCACGCGGCACGCTGTAGCGTCACCACACGTACTAGCGGCACCCACTGCACAGCGGGTCCGGCTTCGTTGCCTGCAAAGCTGCACAAGTGCGCTGTGTGTGACTTGCGGTTAAAGCGACCGCAGGTAAGCGCAACCTCGCAGTTCAATCCCGCGCATTTGCTAGTCATCTGAAAAAATCCCCCACTTCTGGCGGCGCTTCATCATCAATTCTTCATACCTTGCATAAGCCGATGTTTTTGTCGGGCTGAAATCAAGGTATTTGCACCAGTAATCATTCTTCAAAAGCGTCTTGCAAACCCGTCTCCAGCTAGGAACTTTACGTGCGTTTTCAAGCTTAATTGGCACTTCCTCTCCGTCAGGCAAACCATCCGGATATCCTCGCACCTTGTGCCACTGTATGTAATGCGCAATCTTGTGCTTGTAATGCTCACGCGTTTTTGGCGGAGTGCTGTCAAGAATTGACAGCGCAAACGATTTCCATGTGTGCCCTTCAGGGAGAGCAATCGTGTGATTACCCATCATTGACCCCCGTGTGTTTGCGTAAAGCTTCCCTGAATTCGCCCCATTTGCACGAAGCACAAGCTTTGCCCATGCCGCAGGCTCAATTACTTGGTAAAGCCACATTCCCTTGCGCGATTCTTCACCGAACGGCTCGCAAATCCGCATCGCATGCAGCGTCAATCCCGCTTGATGCATCCTGTCGTAAAGCTTGTTGTAAGACTTCCCTGTTTTTCCGTGATACGTCCAAATATCTTCTGTCTGCCAGTCATATATTGGATAGACGTTCCAAACATCATCAACCACGTTTGTTGTGAACATCTTGCCTTCAAACGTCGGCTTATCTCGCGCAAGAGTGCGGAATCGATTCAGGCTTTCCTGCGCCCTGATGCCTACAAAGCAAGCGGTTCTTTCTCCCGCCGCGTACCATTTTGCAAAAGCCGGAACAAACTCTTCAAACATAATCCCGTCATACCAGAACGGCACAGATGATCCGTCTGTAATGCTTTGCGGGTCTGGCTCCCTGACCCAAAGGTTGCGCTTGCTTTCTTGCCAAGCCTGCCATTCAGGTTCATGGGCAGAACATGCGTTCCAAGTCTTGATTGGCACAGCAAACCAATACGGCTCAATACAGTCTGCGTACTCTTCAAAAATCGACTTGGCAAACTCAATCGTGTGAGTAAATTGCGCCTCCCAATCCAAGAAAAACAACCCAACTTTGCGGCCCCTTTTGCGCGCTTCTTGGCACACAAGGTGAGTCATCACGCCAGAGGCTTTACCCGCACTGAAGCTGC